GATTTGGAGCAGCTCGTTAGATTTACAACGACGTTGGGACAAACAATGGGTCCGGAAAGTTTGGCCACTTATGTCAAGCCGACCGAGCTGATTAAACGTCTTGCTTATTCCATGGGTATCGACACTCTCGGATTGATCAAGTCTGAAGAGGAGTTGGCTCAGGAACAGCAAGCAGCCCAACAACAGGCTCAGCAGCAGATGTTGATGCAATCGAAGCTGGCTGATCCAAAGAACCTCGCTGACGCTGCACAGACCGCACAGCAAGTGCAGATGACAGCAGAAAACCCTGAACCACAACTTCAATGAGCCCTGAACTAGCGCCTTCTGCAAACGTCACCCCTCAGCCTTTTGTTGAGGGCAGCCAGCCAGACACCTCACCTCAAATCACGACGCCTGAAGGCATCGAGGGGATGGTCGCCCCCGGCCAAGAAAACCTTGTGGAGCAATATGCCCGTGAGCAGGAGGAAGCCCAGCAGGAGGAGGACATCCTCGGCAAGTTCAAGTCACCGTATGAGTTGGCAAAGGCCTATTCAGAGCTACAGAAGAAGCTTGGGCAGCAGTCAGGAAAGCAGTCCCAGGAGGCAGGGCAGGCTGAGCCTGAGTCAGCACCGGGACAGGCGGGCACATACACAGCGGAGCAAGCCTCCGAGAGGTATGGCGCGGCTGCCGTGGAGAGTCTTGCTGAGAAGGGCGTGGACCTGGGTGAGGTGATGTTTAGGGCTGATCAAGGCCAAGACATCAGCGAGCACTACGAAACACTGGCGGAGACGTTCCAGGTCCCTCAAAGCGTTGTTGAGCAGTTTGTGTCGAAGGCGCAGGCTGCCCCAGCAACCATTAGTGATGGTCTTTCTGAGGCTGATGCCAGCGCAATCCTTGGCGAGGTCGGCGGACAAGAGGCTTTCAACGATCTGCAGGCATGGGGCCGAGACAACATGAGCGAGCAGGAGCGAGCCAGCTACAACGCTGCAGTCGACTCCGGCAACGCTGAGGCTGTGCGCTGGGCGCTGAAGTCCCTGCAGGCTCGTCAAGGGCTTGTGCAGCAGGACACAGAGCCACAGCTCTACGGCGGCGGAACACCATCAAGCAATCAGGTCACGTTCTCAAGCCAGCAACAGCTGCTGGATGCAATGAACAAAAGGAATGACAACGGTCAGCGTATTTACGACGTAGATGAGGCTTACCGAAACAAGGTCCAGATGATATTGGCGGCTTCGCCTGAGTTCTAGTAACTTAGTAAGCAAGACAGCAACCGGAACTGGGTGAGCCCGAAAGGACAACTCACGGCCAGGGAGGAATGGGCGGTCTAACAACCAAAACTATTCCTCCAAAAACTAATGGCTACTCCTCCTGATGTAGCGCTGCAACGCTTAGGCCAAATTAAGGGCGATGCAGCGACCTGGGGTCCTGGCGCTTCAGGCCTGGACAAAGACCGCGCAATGTTTCTGCGGCTTGGAGCCGCGGAAGTCCTTGACGCCTTCCTCACCGCAACAATTTTCAAAGGCAAAACACGCGAACGAAACATTCGCGGAGGCCGCTCAGTAAGTTTTCCAATTACTGGAAAAATGGAGGCCCGTTATCATCAACCAGGGACACAAATCCTTGGTCAAGGTAATGATCCTTCCGACCTGAACCAAAGAGTTATCGAACTCGATGCGTTGATGATCGCAGACGCTGCGATTTATCAGGTTGATGAACTGATGAACTACTACGACGTTCGTCAGATCTATACAAAAGAACTGGGCAGAAGCCTGGCATACGAGTACGACAAGCGTGTTGCGCGTCTTGTCTACGCCGCTGCCAACAACAGCACCGAGCCTCTTGCCAAGGACCCCCCGAACGCAGGCCGCACCGGCAATGCGATCGATCTGGGCAAAGATGCCGCGACATTTAACGCTCAAACCCGTCAACAACGTGGTGACGAGCTGGTCGAGGCTATCTTTTCTGCTCGGGTCGATTTCGAAAAGAAGGATGTCCCGATTGACAACATGTATGCCGTCTTCACCCCAGACGACTACTACTCAATCACCCAGTCAAGTCGTGCGATCAATGTTGACTTCAACGGTGGTGGAGGTAACGGCACTATTGCTCAGGGCGAGACTGCCAGAATTGCTGGCATTCCTCTCTATTCGAGCAATCATGTTGACCAAGCCAGCTACACACTGGTCGCTGGTGACTACAACACCGACTACCAGCAAGACCTCAGCAAGTGCCGCGGCCTGATCTTCCATCGTGACGCGGTTGGTGTTGTGTCTCTGCTGAGCCCTTCACTTCAGCTGACAGGTTCTGAATTCCGTGTTCAGTACCAGTCGGACCTGATGGTCGCCCGCCAGGCCCTGGGCATGGGCGTGCTCCGCGCTGAGTGTGCCTGCCAAATCTCAACCACCTGATTACCTTGTAATCGGAAAGCGCGAGAGCAGGGGGGTCAGCTACGGCTGGCCCCTTTTTTTGTGTTCCGTCAGAATGCGGTCATCGTCCTCGTAGAGCAAATGTCGCTAGTTGCGCAGTCCACCGCTCAAGGGAGAACCAGTCTTTTAGACGCTGTAAATATCTGCCTTGAAAACATCGGCGAGCAGCCGGTCGACACTCTCGACAACGAGCAGATTCAAGATGCTCGAATCGCCCAGCGGACAGTCCTCGAGGTTCACAAGGAGGGGCAGACGAAAGGTTGGAGCTGGAACACTGAATTCAACTACCCGTTCGCTCGGGATGCCAACACCGGAAACATCGCTGTTCCTGCATCGGTCGTTGGTTTTTCGGTCAATCGCTATCAATACAACGGTCGTTTCCAGCTGCGAGGTCAAAAGGTTTACGACCTGCTGAAGCGAACCTATGTCCTTGATGAGCAGATCAAGGAGATTGCGGCTGATGTGATCTGGCTGCTGCCGTGGGACGACGTACCCGAGGCGTACAACCGTTGGGTCACTGTCAGAGCAGCGCGAATCTTTTCTGATCGATCGCTGGGATCTGAGGCGTTGTTCAAATACACCGCCAAGGATGAAGCCGATGCCCAAGCGGAGCTTGAGCGGATTGAGATGGAGCAAGAGCAATCCAACATGCTTACCGGCGCCTATGCCTTCCCCACGTATCAGCCAAACACAGGGTTGATGAACCGCCGCGTTGCTAACGGCTACTCAATCTTCTGATGAAAAACATTGCGGTAACAATCCCGAACCTCATCCAAGGGGTGTCGCAGCAGCCTGACTCGCAAAAGGATCCAAGCCAAGGCGAGATCCAGATCAATGGCGTTTCGTCCATTGCCGAGGGTCTGCGAAAGCGTGACAGCAGCAGGTCGTTAGCAAGGGTCAGCACTACACCGTTTGGCGACGCTTTCTTCCACACGATCCTTCGTGATCAGCAGGAGGAATACATCAGCGTCATCACCAATAGCTCGGTCAAGGTTTTCGAGCTTGACGGCACCGAAAAGACCGTCACGGTCGACACCAACGCATACAACTACCTGAGCACGGTTACTGACGCGACTCAACAGATCCGTGCGGTCACGATCGCTGACTTCACCTGGATCACAAACACTCTGACTGCCACGGCGATGGATTCGGCGGTGGCGCCAAAGGTCGCCAGACCAGCGGCCCATGAGTGCTTGATTTGGATCAAGCAAGCGGTTTACGGCAACAGATACGAAGTGAACGTCAATGGCACGCAGGTCGCTGTTGAAACACCCGTGTCAGCAGTCGTCGTCAGCGGATCCACTGTTACTGAAAACAGGATCAGCTCAGAAGAGATTGCCCAGGCATTGATGGACGGCCCAGGAGGCAACGACGGGATAAGCAGCATTGCTGGGATCACTGTCAGCCGATCTGGCTCAGTGATGTGGCTTAGGTCTGCCAGTCCCATCACCGTTGCAGCGGTTGACGCTAAGGCCAACGCAACGATCACAGCAATTCTGAACACCGTGCAGGTGTTCACTGAACTGCCAACGATTGCTCCTGAGGGCTATCAGATCAACATCACCGGAGATCCCGGCACATCGTTCGACGACTATCACGTTGCCTTTGAGCCTCGCAGCGGGACATTTGGCGAAGGAGAATGGGCGGAGACAGTTGCACCAGGCACTGAGTATCAGCTTGATCCTGCGACGATGCCGCACGTTCTGATCCGCAAGTCGGACGGGAACTTCTGGTTTGGCTCCGTGAATGGCCAGGTGGTGTCTGGCATTCCTGCTGGCGTCCCGACATGGGGTGAGCGAATTTCTGGCGACATCGACACAGCGCCTGATCCTTCATTTGTTGGCTATTCAATCAATGACATATTCATCTACAAAAATAGACTCGGATTTCTGTCTGACGAGAATGTTGTTCTCTCGCGAGTTCGAGAGTTCTTTGAATTTTTTCCCGAGACCGTTACAACGGTTCTTGATACTGACCCTATTGATGTTGTGGCTTCTAACAACAAGGTGTCAGTCCTTCGTTATGCAGTCCCATATCAAGATGAGTTAATACTTTTCTCTGCACAAATCCAGTTTAGATTTAATGCAGCGGAGACAGTTTTGACTCCTGCTACCGCACAAATTACGGCTCTTACACAATTTGATGTAGATACCAGCGTTAGGCCACAACAGGCAGGTGGCGGCATTTTCTTCTTGCAAAGCAACGGCCAGTGGTCGCAAATGCGTGAATTTGCAGTGAGGGGAGCCGGCACTGCCCTGACGGCCGACGCAGCTGATTTGACTGGATATGTATCCAGCTTTATCCCTAGCGACTGCTTCAAGATGACCGTGAATGACACGGGCAACGCTGCATTCCTTTTGAGCGCCAAAAACGACACCGGCATGTTGGGCGCTGACTACCGCAAGCGGATTTATGTCTACAAGTGGTTTTTGCGCAATTCAGGCGATGGCGCTGAGCGTGCGCAGAACAGTTGGTCCTATTGGGAGTTTGGAGCCGATGAGGTGTTGCAGGTCGTCTGCATCAGAGAAATCCTTTATTGCTTGATGCGATACGGCACTGAGATTTACCTCGAGCAGATTTCAGTGCTTGATCGCGCAGAGGAATCTGTCGATGCTCCTTACCCAATGCTGCTTGATCGACTGATCAGCACCACTACCGCGACGCCTACTGCGTTGCGGATGAACAACGGCGTCTACAACCCTCAAACCAACGAAACCACTTTCACTCTCACGTTTGCCGCCACAAACGAGGTGCAGGTCTGGTCGGCTTACAACATGACCTCAGTTAACAAGGCTGGTCCTGTATTGCTGGGCTCAACGAAAACAGGAACAACAGTCACAGCTCGAGGTGACTGGTCGCAGGAGGAAGTTTGGGCCGGCGAGAAATACGACTTCAGATACAGGTTTAGTCGCTTCAAGCTGATGAATGACATTGGTGGCGGCAAGGCAGTGCGCAATGTCGTACGCACTCAGGTGCGTCAAGCCAAGCTCGCGTATCAGGAGACCGGCTACTTCCAAGTCAAAGTGATCCCAGAAGGCAGAAAGGAAGGTCTTTATACGTTTGACGGCACGGTGCTTGCTGTTCGCAATTCAACGATTGGCACCCCTCTTGTGGGAATGAATGGGGATGTTCAGCTCAAGTACCAGGGCGTATTCAATGTCCCCATCATGGGGCGCGGTGATCGCATCCTTGTGGAACTACTGAACGACACACCACACCCGTCGAAATTCAGCACCGTGGAATGGATTGGCATGATCACCAGTCGTTCAGGTGCTTCTTGATGGAGTGGGTTTACGAGCCAGACACAGACCACGTCTTGGATGTGGCCGACAATCTCCGCGAGGCGGATGTGCAAGAGGTCATGCTCAGCCATGGCTGTAGCGCTCGTGATGCAGTGGTTGAGAGCTGGGCGTCGTCTGACATCGTGCGCGGAATGGTCACGGACGACGGGGTCGCTTGTGGTCTCTGCGGGGTCGTAGGCAAAAGGATCTGGATGCTCGGGACTGATCGATTGACGGAGAATCGACGAGCCCGCTGGCAGTTATGCGTTCAGGGCCGACAATGGGTGGATACTTGCCTTGAGGAATTGGGCGGCCCTCTCTTTAATCAGGTCTATTCCAAGAACGCTGAAAGCATTAAATGGCTCAAGCATCTTGGTTTCACCGTTGAGCGACCGCGGCCATTCGGCCCCTCGGCTGCATTGTTCTGTGATTTCTGGAGGGCTTCCTGATGGTTGTTATTAGTACCCCACTAGCAATGGCTCTTGGCCAGGGAGCGTTGTCGCTTGGCCAGGGCTTACTTGCTGGTCAAGCAAGGCAGCAGGATTACCTGAATCAAGTTGCGCAGCAAAAAGCAAGTGCTGAATTTGCTCAATGGACTGCCAGCAATCAAGCCAGAACTCAAGACTTAAATAATCAATATCGCTTCTATCAAGAGCAGGTCAATTACGGGCAAGAGCTGGCTTATGCCGGCCAACTTCGTAACTTTGAACTGTCCAAGGCAATTAATCAGGCTGAGGTCGTCGCTCGCACGCGATCTTCAGCAGGCGCAAGTTTTGCGCAGAATTCGCAGGCGTTAGCTGATGCCTTTGCGCAGCAGTCGATGGCTGATGCCATTTCGATGATGCAGTACAAGCAGCAGGCATTGAGGCAGCAAGCCTCGTTGACTGCTTCTGGTCGCGAAGGGCTAAACGTCGATCGCTACATCGTCGACTACGCCCGCCAGGTGGGCGACATGGAAACGATGAAGCAGATGAATGCGCAGTTCAGGGAGCGGCAATACACGCGAGAGCAAGCAGGGCAGATCGCCACGTACCTGAATCGATACAACAGTCAGCAGCTCTACGAGCAGCAGGACGTTCTTGATCCGATTGCACCGTTCCCGCCATTGGCAACGCTAGTTAATCCGGCTGGCCCCTCATTTACAGGTGCAGCCCCAAGCGCAGCAACGTCGTTCCTCGGCTCTGCTTTAAGTGCAACTCAAGCAGGTCTGAATACTTACAACTCGCTTAAGTCGTACACCAATTCAGGGAGGAGAGGTTGATGGCCACCCCGCAACGACTACAGAGCGCCAACATCAGCCCTTCAGCGGCTCCGGTTGACACCTTCCTGAGCTTTGACGCCAACTCACAGCCAGCTGCGCCTGCTCGTCCGCAGCTTTTGCCGCAAGTCAAAGGCATTCAATCTTTCCAGCAAGGCGGGATGCGTGATGTGCAAGGCGTTAATGCGCTTCAAGAGTTATCTGATGCGTTGAAACCGCTGTCGAAGCTTTATGACGCTGGCGTCGAGATGTATGCCTCGAACCAGTATCAGCAAGGCCAAAACGAAATCCTGAAAGCGGCGGCCAACGTCAACCGCGACACCGTCATCAAGGGCATTCAGTACGCAGGCGACAATCGCCAGCTGAGTGCAGAAAACCCCGTGGCTGGGGTTCTGATGGATCAGGCCAATCCATTCCGGCAGGCCGGTCGCGTCAATCAAGCCAGTCAATACGTTGCAGGGCTTGCTCCCCGAATCTTTGAAGCGGAATGGTCAAGAAGGGGTGGAGACCTTTCCAAGCTTGATCCTGCTGATCCTGCTGTTGGTGCAACTCGAGCAAGCCTGACTGGACAGATCGCTGGTTATTTCGGGCTGGATGAGTTCAGCCCTGGCTTCCAGTCGTATGTCGCACCAGCAATCGTCAGAGCCGACGAATGGTTTGGCAAGCAGCAGCTAGAAGGCCACGTCAAATATCAGAAAACCGTAGGTGTCCAGCAGGCTTCTGATCTGCTGACTGGTTTGCTGTTTGATCCACGCACTAACCAGCAGACCTACCTGAATTTCTTGGGGCAGTTCGGCGCTCAGTTCGGTATTACCGGCGAACCGCAGGAAATGATCAAGGACGCAATCCTGCGCACTGTCGGCACGCTTCAGACGATCCAGTCAGACCCCAACAAGCGGCAGCAGGCCACTGCAGCACTTGAGGCTTTGCAGAACATGCCAAGCGGCATTACTGATGCCAACGGTCTGCCGGTTTCAGTAGGCAATGCTTATGGCCCTGAGATCCTCAAGGAGTCAGCAGGCGTCAGTA